TAGAGGGGCTTCGTACCTTATATCCGATGTATCTACAAGCACTACAGCAGCTACACATAGTTCAGGCGCAGCAGTAACGTGTTTTACTATACTTGTTACTCATAGCAGTCATGGAGCTTTAATTAATGACTATATTAGTTTTAGTGATACAACAGCACTAGGGGGTAACTTTACTACTGATATTTTAAACTTAGAATATAAAATTAAATCTGTTGAAACTGATAGTACGTATACAATACTCGCAAAAAGTTTTAGTAACGCCACTTTAAAGTTTACAAACCTTGCATCTACTAGTTCTGATTCAGGAAACGGCGGTAGTTCTACAGTTGGAGTATACCAAATAAACACAGGTGTTACTTCTGCCACATCTTTTGAAGGTTGGGGTGCAAGTAGTTGGGGTGCTGGACCGTTTAATACGGGAGAATCAAGTGTTGAAGAGTTACGAGTATGGTCGCAACAAAACTTTGGGGAGGATTTAATATTTGGGTTCCGTAACGGACCTGTATATTATTGGGACGCGTCAAATTCTTTATCTACGCGTGCTGTAGAGTTAGCTAGTTTATCAGGCGCGTCTGCTGTACCAACGAAACAAAATTTTATACTTGTATCAGATATTAACAGATTTGTGTTCTGTTTTGGTACAACTCCCATTGGCTCTGCAACTAAAGATCCTATGATTATTCGTTGGTCTGACCAAGAAGACGCTACAAATTGGACTCCTGCAGCTACAAATCAAGCGGGTAGCCTGCGATTGTCTCGTGGTACTGAAATCATAGCCGCTGCTCAAGCTCGACAAGAGGTACTTGTTTGGACAGATTCATCCCTATACTCGTTACAGTATGTTGGCGCAGGTTCTGGGGTATGGGCAGCACAACTTGTTGGCGAACAAATATCTATTGCGTCTCAAAATAGCGTTGCTTATGCAAGTGGGGTTTCTTATTGGATGGGTAAAGATAAGTTCTACAAGTATGATGGTTCTACTCAACCACTACAATGTGACCTACGTAAATATGTGTTTACAGATTTTAATACTGAACAGTACGGTCAAGTATTTGGTGGTAGTAATGAAGCGTTTAACGAAGTGTGGTGGTTCTATTGTTCTAGTAGTGCTTCCGATAATGATAGATACGTAGTTTATAATTACTTAGAACACATTTGGTATTATGGTTCTATGGCGCGTTCTGCATGGTTAGATTCTGGACTTAGAGCTTTCCCTCTAGCAGCCACATTTAACTCTGTGCTTGTAAACCACGAGGAAGGTGTTGATGATAACGAGACAGGTACAACAGCCGCTATCCCTGCGTTTATTACATCTGCTGATTTTGATTTAGAAGACGGCGATAGGTTTATGTTAATGTCCCGCGTGTTACCAGATGTATCTTTTGAAGGGTCTACGGCAACCAACCCTGCTATAACAATGTCTTTCTTTCCATTAGCATCTTCTGGTTCTGGGTATAATAGTCCCACATCTGAAAGTGGAGTAAGCACGGGCGTAGCTACACGTAGCGCTACTTCTCCTGTTGAAGTGTACACCAGCCAAATACATACACGAGTACGAGGACGACAATTATCTATGAAAATAGAATCTAGTGCTGCGGGTGTACAATGGCAATCAGGTGCTACACGAATTGATATTAGACCAGATGGGAGACGGTAATGCCTAACCAATACACTGTAGAATTTCGTGCTCCTGCGCTACCTTACGCTCCTATTGAATACAATGCAGCGGAGTTTAACACGTTTAATAACATATTAAGATTATATTTTAACCAGATAGACAATACGTTAAGAGATACAAGTCTTGCAGATAGATCTGATGCAGTAGGGTGGTTTGTAGGGTAATGGCAAATACATATGTAAATGCAAAAGTAGATTTAGCGGCAACGAGTGTTACAACTTTATATACTTGTGCTACATCCACTACAGCTATAGTTAAATCTATAATAGTTTCTGAAGACTCTGGTAATGCAGACACAATAACTTTAACTTTAACTAGTGGTAGTGATGTGTATAGTATATATAAAACCAAAGCCATTAGTGCTAATGGCACAACAGAATTACTAACTGCACCTTTAATAGTGCAAGCGTCTGAAATATTAAAAGTTACCGCTGCAACAGCAAATAGGCTACATGTAGTGGCTAGTATACTTGAAATAACTTAGGGTTTGTTATGGGAATTGTGAACAGCAAGGAAAAAGCATTACCCCCCGCAGCAGTTATAGTCATGGCGCTAGAAGAAGTGGGTACGGGAGATATGCCTGTAGAAACAGTAATGATGACTATTGTTAAAGAAGCTGAGACAGCGGATGTAGTGCAGATAGGTAACACTGTATTTTTTGGTCATTTTGGCGAAGGCGCTAACAAAAACAGAGTTGTAGGCCGCCCGTTCAATGCGGATGTAGGGCGTAATTATGTACGTAATATATTAAAATACGCAGGATATTTACAAAAACGCGGTATAACCAACTACACTACACAGTTTGAAGGTGATGTTATGTTACCTGCTATGCGGGCATTAAAGAAAGTGTTTGATAGAACTGACTCCATATTTCAACTAGAACCTGCAGAAGACGATCATTACGTATTGTTCATAGAATTAGGTAAAGAACCATTGGACAAAGGGTTATAGTATGAGCAGTATAGTAAAAAAAATTAAAAAACCTATAAAGAAAGTTCTCTCTAAAATTGACGATGAGATACTAAAACCTGTAGTCGATACCGTTGAAGGTGTTGCAAAAGCCATGGGTGATGATCCCTTAACAGCTATAGCTATGATAGGGGCTTCTTTTATTCCTGGGCTGCAACCACTTATACCGCTTATAAACGGTGCTTCAACACTTGCTAAAGGTGGTGACCTTAAAGATGTTTTAAAAAGTGTAGTTATATCCACTGTTGCCCCCACTGTTGTAGGTAAAGTCTCAGCGGTAGTTTCTAACACAGTAACAAATCTAGGTGTTAGCGCTGGTGTATCTACTGCTGTTGGTAATGTCGTAGGTAAATCTGTAGTATCTGCGGCTACGGGAGCTGATTTAAAAACTGCATTGCTGGGCGGTATAAGTGGGGAAATTGCTAAAACCTCAACTAAATACTTTAATGAATCTGTCCCTAACTTTGACAAACTTTCAAAAAGTCAACAAAACTCTGTTAATACAGCTATAACAACGTTTATCTCTTCAGGGGGAAACATTAATGAAGGTATATTAGCGGGTGTAGCTAGTTCTATAACCGATAGTATAGACGCTTTAAGCCCTAAAACTGCTCAGTTTAACGAAGCTATCGTCGCTGCAACTACAGCAGGGCTGCAAGGAAAAGATTCTGGGGCCGCCTTTATAGGTAGTTTAAACAGCCAAGGTGCTGCAGCATTAGGTAACAAAGTAAAAACGTATTTTGAAACTCCACGCTACGACATGTTTGGGGATGAATATGATTCTAAAGCTAGACGAGACGCAGCAGATAAAACTTTTGCAGAACAAGAAATAGCCGCACAAGCAGACATAGAAAACAGAACTGTTTATGCAAAAACAGATGGTTCTAGCTACGACGCAAGTGCTGAACGAGAGCCTGCTGTAAAGGCGTTACCCCCTACAACCGAACAAGCGTATGACGCAAGTTTTGAACAAGAACCTGCTGTAAAGGCGTTACCCCCTAAAGGAAACACTGTTTTTGCGGGAGCAAGTGGTTCTAGTTTTGACATCGATACTGATGACGCACCGTTTAAAAGGTTTGAGGTAGCAGGAAATTTAACTGATAGACAGATTTTTGACCTCATTGAAGAAAAAAAATATTCGGGAATGTCTTATAAGGAATTAGAACAACTATCTTTAGACGGTGATGAGGCAGCTTCTAACCACATGAAAAAACGTATGGATGCGGAAAACGAACAAGCTGTTAGTGATGATCTTAGAGAAGCAAGTTTAGACCGACCGTCAACTGCGGAAGAGGAAATATCTAATTTTGATTTCATGGAAGAACAACGAGATAGAGATAGAGATGAAGATACAGACACAAGCCCCGTAGATATAAGAAGTACGTTTGATATAAAAGCTGACGAAACAAAAACTGAAACTATGTCAACTGGGGTAGCAGAAGCACAAGGAAGATTGCAGGGTTTAGGTTACAATGTTGGATCAGGTTTATTAGAAGCAATTGCTTTGCAAGTTGAAGGTGGGTCTAATATTTCAGATAAATTTGTAAGTTTGTTTACTGAAGATCCAAGTAGATTTTTTAGGGACAGTACAGGTACATTTGTTGCTTCATTAGACAACACATCAAAAAAACTAAAAGAAAATATAAACGGAGATCTATTAATACGAATGGAAGAAGCGTTACCTTCTAAAGGTACGTCTTTTAAAACAGCACTGCCTGGAGGAGAGATAGCAAGAGACAGGTTTAGAAGCAAAGAATTTCCTAACGGGCGGCCTTATGGTACAGATAAATTTGCAACTTTCCTAAACGCTTCTGAAGAATTTGGCGATGTTGGCATTGACATGGTTATAAGTAGTTTTGGAATACCTGGCATGCTTGCAACTCTCGGCCTTGGTGTAGCGGAGGGGCAAGCTGATTCTCAAAGAACAATAGATGCCGCAGTAGATAAAGCAGATTTAGATAGTAACATTGGTTTTCAAATAATGTTAGCGGAAGCTGGTGGGGATAGAGAAAAAGCCATTGAAAAAGTTAAAGATAGCCTCTTTTCATACACTTTGGCTGCTGGAGGTTTAGAAGGTATTGGCGATTTAGTTGTAGCAAAAACGGCTGTTGCAACAATGGGTTTAAAAACTATAAAAGATATTACAAATCTATCCCCTAAATTAAAAAAACTTTTAGGTATTCCAACAAGTATAGGTTTAGCAACTGCAACGGGTGGCCTTACAGAAGCAGGGCAAACTGCTATAACTGAACAAGCGTTAAAATCTTTTGGGCTATATGATGGCCTTACAGAAGCAGGTACTTCGTTTCTTTTAGGTGCT